TGTTCCCTGATAAACATCAATATTACTAAACTTTGCAAACCCATCAGAACCTACTGGTACTGTAATGTCCGATGGAACAATAAATGTAAAATTATTACTTGCGAATCTTGAACTAGTGGTAACACAAATTCCAGCCTTTAATGTAATTGATGCTGCCTGAGTGTTATTAACATCGATGTTAAAACTAATATTTGCTTTCGATGCTTTCCTAGATCTTGGAAGGTAACCAACATTTCTTGCTAAGGAGACGACGTTCTGTCTCAACGTGGCACTATCAATGAATACTTCATTTGTCACCATGTTGGTGTTATATGAAGTAATGTATGTGTTATAAGCTAACACATCAATAATGGTTGAAAGGTTGGACCCTTCAAAATCGTAATCAGTAAAGTTTGAATTCGCCTTAAGGTAATCCTTAAGTGAAGTCTTTATCTGATCAAAATCTAAGTTACTAAAATTTACTAAAGGCATTTACCTAGTGGGTTCTAATGCTAACGTTAATTCCTGTGCTGGTACATTAATACCAACAATTTCATACTGAAGAGTCACATCCATTGCAGCAGAATCGTAATTTGGTTTAACCAAGACTTCAGTAATATCTACTCTTGGTTCATAATTTTCAATAACTTCAATAATTTCATCACGAATAACAGAAGCAGACTGTTTATCAATAGTATCAAAAAGAATACCATAAACACCTGAACCTAAATTTGGTTCAAATGGTCTTTCTCCTTTCTGTGTGAAAATTAAATTACGAATCGATCTTGCAATAGCATTAGTATTTTTAATTACAATTAAATCATTAGTCAGAGGGTTAATCTGAAATGAAGCGCTAATGTCTTTAAATTCTTTACTAACCCTTTGGACTGGCACAATAATACAGGAATACTGTCTTTATTTAGACAGTATCTTTAGAATTCGTTTAGGGTTACTTGTTGATCACCACAAGTACATTGATGATCAGGATGAGAACAATCAGTTGTCTCAAAAAGACCATCAGTATTGACGGATTTCTTTTTCTTGGGTGTGAGTCCATCATTAGCGATCTCACGAAGTAAATTGTCTTGGTTCTCCATTTATAATAAGTCCTTTACTGGTTTATATTATATGTAGGTAAGGGTTTATTATTTTACATAAAAAAACCGGGTATAACCCCGGTTTAATTATAATTTATTTGCCTTGACCTCTATAACGCTTCTTTGCTTTATTACGTGATGTAGCACTTCGGAGAGTGTACTGTGAACATCCTTGACGGGTCTTCTTTGGTTTAGAAGGAACATAGTTCCCACCATTCATAATAGCCATAGTTAATTACCAATTGTAGATAGTGTACATTAAGGTGGGTCCTGAATAGAACTCACTAGGAAAATCAAAATAAAATCCCCACATTAAGATTAAATAACTCTCATCTTTTCATGTCCAACACGAATACGTGGATCACACCAAATATCAATTCCAGATTCAATTGCATCAAGACAGAATGAAACATCTTCACCACACATATCTTGTACAGCACCAGATTCAAATACTTGCATCTTAGGTGCAAACCAAGGATACTTCATACCTTCATTCTCAAATACACCATTCTGAATCATAACCCATCCAAATCCTGTATAATCAACAGTAAAAGGCTTCTTACGTTTCTGAATACCATCAACCATTTCATGATTCATGACTCCACCATTATTACGGAAGTCATCCTCATCTAACCAATGTGCAACAGAAGTAGTCTTACCATCTTCTGTACTATACCAACCAGCAACAATTTGTTTCTCTTCACCTTCAGAATTTAATGCTAGATCACATAATTGCCAGAACTTACTAGTGTCAAATACAATATCACTATCAATCCACAACTGATAATCATACTCTAATTTACCATCCCAAGGAATTTGATCAGGTCCACGAAGTACATTAGCACCTAGACATTTACATCGTGCAAAGTTCACCATTGAACTATAGTCTTGACTAATCTGAATACTCATTCCATTCTGAACCATGTCAAAACATAGTTGAACAAAATTCTTAAGATAGGTATAACTAACACCACGACCAGGAAGACAAAAGACAATCCTCTTACCTTTCATCCTTTCCTTAATGGCACCATAGTCCCATTCTGTATCACTATTCCTTTTACTTCTCTTAGGTGCTGCAGCCTTTACTGTAAATCCTTTAGCCATGAAATAAGGTCACTCCATTTCAATTATTATTATACTTGAATATTTATTTGGTGTCAATAGGTAATCCTTTATTAATACGAGCTCTCTTCGGTCCCATAATCCGAGTAAAAAACCTGAACGTATGATAAATCCCCCTCTGAATATTCACTGTTTATTAACCCTACAAGATTATTCAATATCTCCCATGATTCTTTGAATTTCTCTTCCTTAAGATTATTAAGTATACACTCATCTTTCAAATATATGTGGTAATACTTTGTGGGCTTGAGGGTTTCATTAGATTGCATAACTTTAACCATTAATTACTCCCATAAGTCATATCTGTTCTATCTATTATCCCGATGGTTTCATTATATTCAACCTCACGAGCGGAGGCCCCTCTGAGGGCTTCTGAATTATTGATCTCGATTATATTCAGTAAACTTATCAATCCTACCGCTACGGGTAATAAGATAATACCTCTGATGATTCGATATGTTAGTTTAAACATCACATTTAACCATAGATTATTACAAAAGTTTTGAGAATATTTTTCCATAGGGAAAGGTTTTACTCATGCCCGTTGAGGGGCCCCTTAGTATCATACCACATCACTCCCGTTCCGTCTACGACAGCACATCCTTATGGGGGATAATTCTAAACATTAAAAAGACCCTTAGAGGGCCTCGACGATGGTCTCATTACATTCAACATATCTCGGTATTTTTTTCTACGGGAATTTTTTTTATCCTTTTATATCTGCCTCTCGATTTGTCACCTCTGTAGGTTAGGGACTTATGGCAATTTATAAACGGTTACGGCGACGATCGGTTATCACAAACCCCCGTAAATCACTGTCGCTTCGGTATTACTGTCATTCTACTATTAGTCCCCCTATTTGTCAACAACTGTAGGGGGACTATGTGTTAATTAGTTACACGCATGAGGTGTAGTCCATTCCATAACTTCATAGATCTCGTTATCACTATAGTCCCCGAAATACTCACGGGTGAATGTCATCATGTCATCAAAACTTTTAAACGTTACATTATACGACTGTCCGCAGTTTCCACCGTGAGTGTTAACAACTGAAACGGGTTTAATGTTCACAAACTCTAAGAATTGTGTGATGGTCATATCACCGCACATGTCGTATTCTTCTGTGAAAGTGTTAATCATTTGTGTGTTAGTTGTGGTTTCACTACTGGGACAGTTTAGAGGTTACTAACAATAACAGGATACTAATAGTGCTTAAAGCCTTTGGCGCCAAAGCATTTAAAGGGGGGGAAAGTGTTTCCCCCCTATAAGGCCTTAAGTGTTATATTAGCTCTCTACATTACCATCTACAATTGTCTGCAAGATCTCTAGAATTTCATTACCATTGTTGCCCATCTTTAGGAGCCCAAGCATAACTGAAAGTGACATAATTTAAATGAGATAGTGTGTTTAAAGCCCCGGAACTTAAGGCCCGGTTTGTGTTAGGAGAGTCTTAAAATCGAACCCCTTACACTATAAGGACAGTTTAAAGGTTACTAACAATAACACTGTAGCTATAACCCTCTAAGTGTTAGAAACTGCTCAGAGGGTTTGTGATACTTTACCAGTCTACATTGAAATCCTCAACATATGCATCCACTGTCTCATCTGGCTCCAATTTGAACAACTTTGTATAATCAATCTCACGTGGGTTAAAGTCTCCCATGACCTCTAGATTAAGGGTGATTCGTACACGTCGCTTCTGAGCCAGTTGATAGGAAACCATAGGAAGATTGCAGAGGAGGTCTGATACTCTTAAATTATAATCCCTTTAGCCATATTCGTCAATAGACTTTCGTATTTATAAGTCTAATGTTAAAATTTGGATACATTCTGATGTTTTATGTTTGGGGGGGTTGACATAAAACAGAAGGCCTTATATAATACGGCCTTAGATGACTATAAGATCAGGGATTTAAAGGGATTTAAACACACATAAGATCAGGGATTTAAACGTTTAAAGTGACTATAAGATCAGGTATTTCTAACACATAAGCTCAGGTATTTCTAAACGTTTCTAACACATAAGCTAATGGTTTCTAACACCTTTATCCACAGATTAACACCTTAAACTATACTTTATCCACAGGTTTGTGGAAAGATTGTGGAAAACTCTACAACACTCATATACATTTAAAAAGGCATTTAATTAATAAAAAACATTAAAAAACCCTTATTTATATGTGTTTTAAGGGCTCTTAGTAGTGTTTAGTTAGTAAAAGGATTACATGTACTCTTTATTAATGGTTCTCCTAATTCCTCTTTAGTTGGTATAGCTGTATGGGGTCTATATGCATATATTATAGATGATAATTGAGCTTGCAACTTATCATCCATTCGTGTAGTTCTAAGATGATAGATTGAGTGATTCATTTAATAAGAAGGGACTTACGGTTTCTTTTAATTTGTGATGGTAGTTTGGTTACTATTGGTGTCTTTCCTTCCTTTGTTATTGTATCAATCAATTGAATCAAATTGTGATAAGAGCTGTTCATTAGGGGAGAATCGATTAAGTAAAAATAAGCTCTACACTCTATATTCAATAAGAGGCTCACTGTAAGTACCATTCTTCTTAATAATATCATTCATCATATTATTATATTCCTGCTCATCATCGTAATAATAACTAACAATTTCTTCCTTCATTTCTTCTTGATCAAAGTCACTATAAGTGTCCATAAGTGTATCTTGTACGATATCAATTAAAGTGTCTAAATCCATATTATCAGTAACACGAAAGCAATACTCTTTTTTGAGTTGATTAAGTTCTTCGTTAGTCATAATTAATGTTTTGTTGTTGTGTAAAAAAAGAGGAGCTTAGAGCTCCTCGATCATTTCATTTAGTTCAGTAATATCAAGGTTAGGATCATTCCATTTAACACCATCTAATGTGGCATTGTTGTCATCTAATTCCATCATCATAGAAGCAAAAGCTTTATATCCAAGATGACGAAATTGACGAGCTAGATGATACAAACCTTCGTCGTTTCCAATCCAAAGACTTACATTCCAAGTCTCGTAATTAGTCCAGCCGTTGTAAGTTTCAGTTAGCATAATGAAAGAAAAGAAGATTTAATGGA